CATACTTACCGCCGCGCCATTTCGCGGATTACCACAACGCTGAGAGCACTTAGCCAGTTACGGCACCACACTTTGTCGCGGTTCCATAAATGCCCTCATCGTTGCACCCTGGTCTCTTCCCAGGCGTCAAACCGAATCGCCACGCTGGTTAGGCGTCTTATCAGCATCATCATTGACTTGCACATTCCGGCTACCTGGTTTGTTTGCTCGAGCAAGGAGTGGATTGTCCCCTTTAACGTCACCAGACCGCTAACGACGCATGTGCCATACGCCGTGTTACAACCAAATTTTGTTTTAATCTTGCCTGTGTTATGTTTCTTTTAGATACATTATGTATCTCATGGGTACATTGTCAAGCATAAAAAAACCTGCCGAAGCAGGTTCATAAATATTGATTAGGCCTTTATTGTGTATCTTCTTGGTTTTCCCGAGAAAATCACTGTACCAATTATAGAGCAATTACCGTTAATCTTAATGTAAGGCTCAGGCCAGTTTGGGTTTAATGCTTTGAGATAACGCTGTGTTCCATCTTCTATCAACCGCTTGAAGGTGGTTTCGCCTGAATCGTGCATCAATGCAATAACGTCGTCACCGTGGCAGGCAGGGACTTCAGGATCTACAAAAATCATGTCTCCCGGGCGGTACTCATCAATCATTGAATCACCAATCACCCGCAAGATATAAGTCATTTCGCCACAGGGTACAGGGCAGGGATAAGTTTCTGCTGTGCTCAAATCAACCTCAGAATAGCCAACTTCTTTCCATGCTCCGGCCTGTACCCATGATATGACAGGGACTAACGTTATTTGTTTGTTAGTAATTGAAACATCAGGTTTTTTTGTGATGTTTGTTGTCTGGTGTTCTTGATCAAGCCATCCGACAGGCAGGTCGAAACATTTTTCGATGTGCCGTGCCATGCTGTCACCGATATTTTTAGTAGCACCATCTCCCATAAACCTGCTGGTCTGGGTTGGCTCGCGATCAATCATGGTGGCAAAGGAAGAATTCCCGCCAACACCATCTCTCAGTTTTCTGGCGTTAGACCGCCGGATGTCATGGACTGTTTTCATAAAGAAATTAAAACCTTTGTACCGATAAGGTACAAGTATCTTGAAGGTTCATCTCAATCATGTAATATGTATACCGGAGGTACATATTGTATGAAAGCGTATTGGGACTCTTTAACCAAAGAACAGCAGGGTGAGTTGGCCGGAAAAGTTGGCTCAACACCAGGCTACTTACGGCTGGGTTTCAATGGTTATAAAAAAGCCAGTTTTGTGCTGGCTAAAAAACTTGAGCAATGCACGTCAGGTGCAATTACGAAATCTGACTTAAGACCGGATATCTATCCGAAAGATTAACAGAACACCTTCAATTTTTAACCACAGAACGATGAGGCTAACCGTGGGTAAGCATCACTGGAAAGTAGAAAAACAGCCTGAGTGGTACGTGAAAGCTGTCAGAAAAACTATCGCGGCGTTGCCGGGGGGTTACGCTGAAGCTGCTGAGTGGCTGGATGTAACAGAGAACGCTTTATTCAACCGCCTTCGTGCAGATGGCGATCAGATTTTCCCGCTGGGATGGGCAATGATTTTACAGCGCGCGGCTGGCACTCACTACATTGCGGATGCTGTCGCACAGTCTGCTGGTGGGGGGTTTGTATCGCTTCCTGAAATTGAGGAAGTAGAGAACGCCGATATAAACCAGCGCCTGCTGGAAGTCATCGAACAGATCGGGAGTTACTCAAAGCAGATTCGTTCGGCAATCGAAGATGGGGTAGTGGAGCCACACGAGCAGACAGCAATTAATGATGAGTTGTATCTGTCAATTTCGAAGCTCCAGGAGCATGCAGCACTGGTCTACAAAATCTTTTGCGCTCCAGAAAAGAGTGACGCCCGCGAGTGTGCAGCTCCGGGCGTCGTGGCGTTTTGTGTCTGTGGAGAAACTAACGCATGAACAGTTTAACGGCAAATAACCGTTTGTCGCAACAGCTGGTGGTCAGCGTCGCTGAACACCTGTTGTTACGGCATGAATGCAGATTACCAAATCTCCTGGCTGTAAGTAACCACAGAGAACTTTACCTGACTGTGGGGGGCGAGTTGTGCAGGAACTTAACCGCTGGTTTCGTGACGGAAGAGGACTTTATGTTCATGTTATTCGTTGGGAGCCAGAAACACAGCGCGTTATCTATCTTCGCAAAGACTACCCGCATGAGTGCTTTAGCCCTTTGTGGAAATTCAGGCGTGATTTTGTTGAGTGTGAAGGACCACCAGCACATTGATTCTGCCATTCCGGGACGTTACACTGTTCAGGCACCTTATAAAGCGGGTGTCGGGATTGGCGTCCTGGAATTGCATACGGCGACAATTGGCGCGTTAGCGTCTTTTTTGTTGCTACAACTCAGCTATACCCAAATTATGGTGGGCTGGGTGGGGGAACCGAAAGGTGCGCCGGTTTCCGTATGCGCCGGTTACGCCAACCCTGCTCAGTTCACCACCAGCGAAATTGGCGTTTCCGGTGGTGGAAGTTATCCATTGCATACGGAGGCTGCCATCATGGCTACTGTCCCAGCCCTCTCTCGTCTGAATGATGAAGACTTACATAAACTCAGTTATGTAACAACTGCACTACGTGCTCTGCGCAAGGTAACTCTTTCGGATCCGCAGGCGCATCAGGTTTTGGTAGAAACCCTTCTTAACTTGCAGGCTGAACGTATTCGTCTGGCGGATAAGGCTAATTTTCATATTCACCGTCTCCTGAATATCAGCGGAGGGCATCGTCATGCTTAATCCGTTGATCCTCAATATTTGCCGTTTGCTTCAGCGTAAAAAAACATCAATTCCTACAGTTGGGCAGTGGTACACCACACCTGCAGGGCATGTTCTACGTGTTAGCCTGGTTGACCGTGAATGCCAGAAGGTGATTTGTGAACCGCTGGGCCGTAATTACCGCGTCAGTATGCCGCTTATAGCCTTTCGCTCCGGAAAAAACATGAAGCATCTCGGAGGTGCAGCATGAGTATGGAGCTGATGGTTAAAGCGATGAAAATTCGAGTGGGTAATCCATTGCGAAAACTGGTTCTGATCAAGCTGGCTGATAATGCCAGCGATCAGGGTGAGTGCTGGCCCAGCTACCAGCATATTGCTGACCAGTGTGAGATTAGCAAACGTTCTGTGATGAATCATATTGCGGCCCTTTGTGAGTCCGGGCTGGTAAAAAAAGTCACCCGGAAAGGTGAAAAAGGTAACTCAAGTAATATCTATCTCCTTCATCTGGATGGTGCAGGAGATTCACTAGGGGGTAGTGCAAATAATTCACTATCTGGTGCAGCAAATTCACTAGGTAGTGCAGGAGTTGCACCAGGGGGTAGTGCAGGAGATTCACCCAGAACCAGTCACTCTTTTGAACCAGTCAAAGAACCAGTCAAAGAACCAGTCAATGAACCAGTCAATGAACCAATAGCTGTTGGTGCATCAGTTGATGAGTCCGTGCGAGTTCGTTCAAACCGACCGGAATACTCTCCGGAGTTTGAGCAGGCATGGCTGGCATATCCCAAACGTGCTGGTGGCAATTCAAAATCTGCAGCCTTCAAAGCCTGGAAAGCCCGTTTGAATGAGGGGGTAAACCCCGAAACCATGCTGGAAGGTGTGAAACGCTACGCGGGCTGGGTATCTGCGATGGGTAACAGCGGCACACAATTTGTGAAACAGGCTGTCACGTTCTTTGGTCCGGATCGTCATTTCGAAGAATCCTGGGAAGTTCCTGCGGTATCTGCAGCTAGACGTGAGGACCCGTACTTCAAAGCCAGTTACGACAACGTGGACTACAGCCAGATCCCGGCAGGATTCAGGGGGTGATCATGAGTCTTTTGAATGAAGTTCAGAAATTCATTGAAGCCCATCCGGGGTGTACTTCCGGAGACATTGCGGATGCTTTTGCAGGTTACTCACGGCAGCGCGTTCTGCAGTCAGCAAGCAAGTTACGTCAGAGTGGGCGTGTGGCTCACCGTTGTGAAGGAGATACACGCAGACATTTCCCACGCCTGACTGAGAGAGCGCAGGAGCCGGAACCACAACCAGTTCGTGAAACCAGACCTGTGCGCAATTTCTATGTCGGCACTAACGATCCCCGGGTGATTTTGTGCCTGACCCGCCAGGCGGAAGAACTGGAGTCCAGGGGCTTATACCGTCGTGCTGCAACGGTGTGGATGGCGGCATTCCGTGAAAGCTACTCCCAGACAGAACGAAACAATTTTCTGGCGCGTCGTGAACGGTGTTTACGGAAAAGCAGTAAGCGGGCTGCATCAGGTGAAGAGTGGTATCTGTCAGGGAATTACGTGGGGGCTTAATGACGACGTTAACTCAATGCCAGCAGCAGGTGCTGGATATGCTGATTTCTTACCAGAAAGAACGTGGCTTCCCGCCAACCAATCAGGAGGTGGCAACCATGCTGGGATACCGTTCGGTGAATGCAGCGGTGGAGCATCTTCGCGCACTGGAGAAAAAAGGCGTCATCACGATAAAGCGTGGCGTGGCCCGGGGGATAACGCTTCATACCGCGGTGAAGGACGACGACAGCGAGGCTGTCGGGATTATCCGCTCACTGCTTGCCGGTGAGGAAAACGCAAGGCTGCGTGCAACCCACTGGCTACATGAGAGAGGCCTGAAAGTATGAAACTGATCCTGCCTTTCCCGCCCAGCGTGAATACGTACTGGCGACACCCTAACAAAGGGGCGTTTGCTGGTAAAAGCCTGATAAGCACGGCGGGGCGCAAATTCCAGAGCGCGGCGTGCGCAGCAATAGTTGAGCAGTTACGTCGTCTGCCGAAACCAACGTCGGCACCTGCTTCAGTGGAGATCGTGTTGTTTCCTCCGGATAACCGGATCCGCGATCTGGACAACTATAACAAGGCACTGTTTGACGCCCTGACCCACGCGGGTGTGTGGGAAGACGACAGTCAGGTGAAAAGAATGCTGGTGGAGTGGGGACCGGTTATCCCGGAAGGGAAGGTCGAGATCACTATCAGTAAGTACGAGAAAACGGCGGGTGCAGCCGCCTGATTAAGAGGAGAAACGAAGTATGAATAATCTGATGGTCATTGATGGTATTGAAGTTCGTCGTGATGCTTATGGACGTTATAGCCTGAACGATCTGCATCGCGCAGCAGTAGCATCTGGTGCAAATGCCAGAACCAAGGAGCCAGGAAAGTTTCTTTCCAGCCAACAAACTGTTGAGCTTGTTCATGAATTGACCAACACCCAGAATTTGGGTGTTGACCCGGTGAGTGTGATTCATGGGGGAAATGAACGGGGAACGTATGTCTGTAAGGAACTAGTGTATGCCTATGCAATGTGGATCAGCCCGTCATTCCATCTGAAGGTGATCCGTACTTTCGATATGGTAACCAGCGCACCGGAAAAATTATCCGGGCAGGCTGCTGACAAGATGCAGGCTGGAGTGATTCTGCTGGACTTTATGCGCAGGGAGTTAAACCTGTCTAACTCATCTGTGCTTGGGGCCTGTCAGAAACTCCAGGAGGCTGTTGGCTTACCGAATCTGGCACCGCGTTATGCCATTGATGCTCCTGCTGACGCGCCTGATGGCTCAAGCCGCCCCACGCTGTCACTGAGTGCACTGCTGAAGCAGTATGGTATCCGCCTGACGGCTAATCAGGCATATCACCAGATGGCGAAGCTGGGGATCGTCGAACAGCGCGAACGATACAGCCGTACAGCGATTAACAACATCAAAAAATTCTGGTCGCTGACAGCGAAAGGCTGCATGTTCGGCAAGAACATCACCAGTCCCGCAAATCCGCGCGAGACGCAGCCGCATTTCTTCGAATCCCGATTCCCTGAGCTGTTAAAGCTGCTCGATACCGTTCATTGAGGTGACCGTGAGAGCACTACTGACCCCTGAAATTGCCCCGCGTATGGGGATCGTATTGTTCAGGCCAGGTTCAGAGCTGATGCCCCTGTTTATGCAGGGGCGTGTCCTGCTGGAGCCTGAGCCGGAACGTTATTCATCTTTCGCCAGTGGTGCCGTTCCGGCGGCATCACAACCGCTGGCGGATGATCCTGCCATTCGGGCCGTGTTCCGCAATGAGGCAGTGATCCGTCGTGCTGGTGGCGTGGAATGTCTTGAAAGCTGGTTACTTCGTGAAAAAGGCTGCCAGTGGCCTCATTCCGACTGGCACAGCGAGAACATGACCACAATGCGACACGCGCCGGGCGCAATCCGTCTGTGCTGGCACTGCGATAACCAGCTGCGCGATCAGTTCACGGAACGGCTGGAATCAATGGCAACGGATAACTGTGCCCGCTGGGGGTTGTCTGTTGTGCGTCGGGATCTCGGTTTTGATGACAGTCACGTTGTGACAATGCCGGAACTGTGCTGGTGGCTGATTCGTAATGACCTGGCGGATGCCTTACCGGAAAGTGCAGCCCGTAAGGCACTGAGATTACCAAAGCCTGTTGTGCCGTCTGTCACCCGGGAAAGTGACCTTGTGCCTTCGGTTCCTGCCACCAGCATCATCCAGGATAAAGCGAAAAAGGTGCTGGCGCTGAAAGTGGATCCGGAGTCGCCGGAGTCTTTTATGTTACGCCCAAAACGTCGCCGCTGGGTTAATGAAAAGTACACGCGCTGGGTTAAGACACAGCCGTGTGCATGTTGTGGAAAGCCCGCTGATGATCCCCACCACCTGATAGGTCACGGTCAGGGTGGAATGGGAACAAAAGCGCATGACCTCTTTGTGTTGCCTTTGTGCAGAAAGCATCACGACGAGCTGCATGCGGATACCGTGGCATTTGAAGAGAAGTATGGCTCTCAGCTGGAGCTGATATTTCGTTTTATCGATCGTGCGCTGGCAATTGGCGTATTGGCGTAAGTGGAGAACGAGCATGAACCTTGAAGCCTTACCAAAATATTACTCCCCAAAATCTCCAAAATTGAGCGATGACGCACCGGCGACAGGCTCAGGTGGTTTAACGATTACGGATGTGATGGCTGCGCAGGGGATGGTGCAGTCGAAAGCACCGCTTGGGTTTGCCTTATTCCTGGCAAAAGTTGGTGTTCAGGATCCTCAATTTGCGATTGAAGGTCTGCTCAATTACGCGATGGCACTGGATAACCCGACATTGAACAAATTGAGTGAAGAAACCCGGTTACAGATCATCCCTTACCTTGTGAATTTTGCCTTTGCTGATTATTCCAGGTCTGCGGCAAGTAAGGCTCGCTGTGAGCATTGTGCTGGTACTGGATTTCATAATGTATTGCGCGAAGTGGTGAAACACTCCAGAAGCGGGGAATCTGTTATCAAGGAAGAGTGGGTGAAGGAACTATGTCAGCATTGTCATGGTAAGGGAGAAGTCAGCACAGCGTGCAGAGGGGGTAAGGGTAAAGGTATTGTCCTGGATGAAAAAAGGACCCGGCTTCATGGCACGCCTGTTTATAAGATTTGTGGGCGTTGCAATGGAAACCGGTTTAGCCGTTTACCAACCACACTGGCGCGGCATCATGTCCAGAAGCTGGTACCAGACCTGACGGATTATCAGTGGTACAAAGGATATGCAGATGTCATTGATAAACTGGTTACAAAGTGCTGGCAGGAAGAAGCATATGCAGAGATACAATTGAGAAATGTGACAAGATAAATGGTTTTCGCCGAAGATGACGACATGATGCTTGCATTTTTCAAAAAATATGGATAAGATTTTCCCAACGATGGGCTTTGTATGTCTACCGTTGATAAGATTTAAGAACCCGCCACTGAGCGGGTTTTTTTGTGCCAGATGTCTCATGAAACTATGAAATGGATTGGTGCGTTAAACATTTTTTCTTATTATCTTTTAGATTTTGGAGAGATGGTTAACGTCTGTATTCCAGAAACTCGATGATTATTTAATAAATTAGTTTCAATGATGCTTCTAGGTTATGACTGTAATGAAAAAGGTATTAATAGCAGCGATAGGTTTTTGTTTAGTTGGTTGTGCAGGTATGAAATTACCTGAGTATTCGCAAGTTAAAGCAAGTCCGTATTATACAGATTGCCGTGCGTTTGCCATGGATGTTTATAAAAATGATGGATACAGCAAAATTGCGAAAACTACTATCCTTAGCATGGATGATGTGAAGGCTAGATATATTGTGACAGGGTGTGTAGTTGCTATGGGGAAAAACACTGTAGAGGAAATCAAAGCTGATCTCTCTGCTAAAGGGAGTTCTTTTGGGCTTATCAGTGGAGCTTGTTCTAGTGCGGCATGTCGGGTTGATGTAGAGCAGCAAATGAACGCTTATGTACTTGGTAGTTATTATGCTGCAAATAAAAAATTCCCGGATAAAATGAAAGCAGAGTTTTAAGTAAACCTTGTTTTCGATTATATGTCGAAGATAAATGTTAGTAACGGCATAATAAGTAAATATATAGCTGTGATAGCAACCCGCCACTGAGCGGGTTTTTTGTACCTGTAAACTTGGTGCAGTACAGTAAACACGCTGGTGGTCGTGAATACTGACTTTTTATCTTGCTGGCTTTTTAGACAAGAGTTATTGGTATGTCATGTTAACCAGAAGGGAAAAAGACATGCTAAAACAGCAAGATATGACAGAAACCGCCGCCGCAGTCCTTCATTTCTTACCTGCTGACAAGTGGGTAACGCCACGCATGATGACGAGAACTACCGGAGTAAGCGAAGCCCGGTGCCAGTTAATACTGACTCAGTTAGTTCTGGCGGGTCTGGCGAAGGATAACGGCGGGTACGGGAATAAATTCAGACGCTGCCAGTAATGGCGGTTTCCTGCTGTGAAAATGGGCGGCTGGTGGGTGTTGGTAGCACCTGCCAGCCATTCGCTCATGCTTACTGGTCACAAGCGAACCATGGCCCACTGCTTTAGCGCAAAAGCAGAGTGAGCCTACCAGAGTTACGCTTACTGATCCATGAAAAATACTGTAAAAATAAACAGTGTTGATTTAATCAACGCTGATTGCCTGCATTTTATTCAGTCCCTGCCTGATGATTCCATTGACCTGATTGTTACCGATCCGCCTTACTTCAAGGTGAAACCCAACGGTTGGGACAATCAGTGGAAAGGGGACGAAGATTACCTTAAGTGGCTGGACCACTGTCTGGCCCAGTTCTGGCGGGTGTTGAAACCTGCCGGAAGCCTTTACCTGTTCTGTGGGCATCGCCTGGCATCTGATATCGAAATCATGATGCGTGAACGCTTTAATGTGCTGAACCACATTATCTGGGCGAAGCCGTCCGGACGCTGGAACGGATGCAACAAGGAAAGCCTGCGGGCGTATTTCCCGGCAACAGAGCGCATTCTGTTTGCTGAACATTATCAGGGGCCATACCAGCCCAAAAATGACGGCTATGCGGCAAAGGGGCGCGAGCTTAAACAGTGCGTCATGGCCCCGCTGATTTCTTACTTTCGTGATGCGCGAGAATCTCTGGGAATAACATCAAAACAGATAGCGGAAGCCACCGGAAAGAAAAACATGGCGTCACACTGGTTTGGTGCCAGTCAGTGGCAGTTGCCGAACGAGGCTGATTACAAAAAACTTCAGGCGCTGTTCGCGCGTGTTGCAGCAGAAAAACACCAGCGCGGGGAGCTGGAAAAGCCGCACCACCAGCTGGTCAGCACATACAGTGAACTGAACCGGCAATATGCCAGCCTGCAGGAGGAGTATAAATCCCTGCGGCGTTATTTTTCCGTATCAGCTGCTGTTCCGTATACGGATGTCTGGACGCACAAGCCTGTGCAGTATTATCCAGGCAAACATCCCTGTGAAAAACCGGCAGATATGTTGCGTCAGATAATTACTGCCAGCAGTCGCCCCGGTGATTTGGTCGCTGATTTTTTTATGGGGTCTGGCTCAACAATAAAAGCAGCACTTTCACTGGGACGTCGCGCAATTGGCGTGGAACTGGAAGAAGAGAGATTTAATCAGACTGTAACTGAAATAAAAAATAATCGTTAAATATGCATTTAATAATTTCTTTATTTCATAAAAAATAAAAATATATACGTATATTTACAAATCTTGATATGATTTTCCATTGAAAAGAGAGCTGGCATTATTAATATCGGTACCCGGTTCCGAAGGGGATGTAAGCGCGGTCATTTTTATTTCTCTTGAGGAACCTGTGCCGACTTAGCTCAGCAGGCAGAGCAACTGACTTGTAATCAGTAGGTCACCAGTTCGATTCCGGTAGTCGGCACCATATGCGGGTATCGTATAATGGCTATTACCTCAGCCTTCCAAGCTGATGATGCGGGTTCGATTCCCGCTACCCGCTCCAGAGAAACAAGCCTTATTGTATCGTTGCACTGGCGTATTTTTTATTGCGTGGGAGCAGGTTGTTTTTAAAAGGCATTCTGTTTTCTGGCTGTGATTTGAGGTCGGTTATAGCCACAGTGCTGTTTTTTACACCACTGGAATGGTGCATTATCGGTGGAAATTGAGCATTTCCTGACAGGGGCCGATGATGCACTATCCCGGTGTTGTAAATAACACTACAGAGGTGTTCCTCAGTGCGAGGGTGGTTTATGTAACTGTTTAGCGGGAAACCACAGTATTCATGGAGAGATGGATACTTCGGGGGGCACCCGACACCTCTGTTTTTCTACTACAAAAATGATTCATCTCTGGCATTTTTCAACCGCCGTTCCGGGCGGTTTTTTTTATTCTGAACTCAGAAAAGAATACACGGGCATTGATATTACCCGTGTGGCAAGGCCATGAAAGCCAATAATGAACTGAGCGCAAAAAAAGCGCGGCTGTCGGATTAACGCCGCGGGACAAAGTCCGTGAAGAAGAATAAGCATCAGTCTCCTCCAGGAGACGATTTGATATTACTAAGCTTTAAAAATGGTTTAAACCCCCGGATTAACCTTAATTTCAGATAAGCTTTATTTCATTTTCTCCGAGCCACGTCAGGCGCATATCACATCAGATAACACCACATAAAAGGTATCTGCGGGTGCCTTTCACGGGGTGTTTTTTTACGGGCCGCTGGTGGCCCTTTTTTATTTACAGGAGAAAAAGTATGTCTGAACCCTTATCCGGTTCCGGCACGGCTGCAGCGCTCGGCGGGGCGACGGTGTACGGGCTGTTTACCGGAACGGATTTCGGGATTGTGTTTGGTGCCTTTGCCGGGGCGTTATTTGTGGCAACGATGCCGCAGGCGCTTTCAGCCTGGCGTGTGGCGGCACATTTTCTGGTGTCGTTCATTGTTGGTGTGCTGGGGGCAGAAGTTCTGGCATCCTGGCTGGTAAAGCATACAGAGTTTGACGGTGCACCTGTCGACGCATTGTGTGCAGTACTGGTGTCAGTGGTGTCGGTGAAGATTCTCTCGTTCATCCACCAGCAGGATATTGCATCACTGGTGTCCGGTCTGTTCTCCCGTCTGCGGGGCGGAGGAGGCGGCAATGTTAAGTAACCTTCCCGGATTGCTGAATGTGGCGTTATGCACGGTTATCGTGCTGACGCTCTTTTTTTATCGTCGTCGTGATTCCAGACATAAACCGTTGATGTCATGGCTGGCCTGGCTGCTGATGCTGCTTTATGCCTTTGCACCACTCAGTTATCTGTGCGGTCGCCCGTTAGCGGCGAACTGGCTGGCGGTGGGGCTTAATCTGCTGTTCTGCGTGTTGGTTATTCGCGCACGCGGGAACGTTTCAAAAATCTTTGTATTACGAAGACGCTGATATGAAGTCGAAAGATGAAATTTTTGACGAAGTTCTGGGAAAAGAGGGCGGTTACGTCAATCACCCGGATGATAAAGGCGGACCGACAAAATGGGGTATTACGGAAAAAGTCGCCCGCGCTCACGGATATCAGGGCGATATGCGTGACCTGACACGCGAACAGGCACTGGAAATCCTTGAGGCGGATTACTGGTTCGGACCACGCTTTGATCAGGTGGCCGCATTATCCTCTGATATTGCTGCAGAGTTGTGTGATACCGGTGTGAATATGGGGCCGTCCGTAGCATCGAAAATGCTCCAACGCTGGCTGAACGTTTTCAACCTGCAAGGCAAATTGTTCCCGGATATGGACGCAGACGGGCGTATCGGCCCCCGCACGATTAATGCACTACGGACTTATCTGCAAAAACGCGGCAAAGACGGCGAACTGGTGATGCTGAAGGCGCTGAATTGCACGCAGGGCGACCGCTATCTGGAGCTGGCAGAAAAACGCGAGGCCAACGAGTCGTTTGTCTACGGCTGGATGAAAGAGCGCGTAGCAGTTTAAAAACTGACGCTGAAGTGCTGAACACCCTCAACTCACGCAGGCTCTTTTCTGGGGTTACGATGAGCGAAAGTAAGGGGTACCGCATCAGATAGCAAAAACCCCGGCTGCTGGAACAGTCCGGGGTTTTTAGTTTTCACGTCAAAGAGGAAATTGTGAGTAGTGAGTACGGAGAAAATCCTCGTGGGAAAGTATAAAAGATTCTTTTTGAGGTTGTCCATTATGAAAGGTATTGAAGTGGAAACTCCCGCGAGCCTTGATTTGACAAGGGCTGCGGCCTTTGCAATTCGCCTTGTGGCGGTCGCTGTTCTGATTTGGGCTGTGCGTTGGTGGTGATATGACGCGAAAACACTGGACACACAGAATGCCGCGAACGGCGGCGAAATGGGCACTGGTAGCGATACTGGTGCCTTTTTTCTTGGTGGGATGCGTCAGCCTGGATAAAGCGCGCCAGCTTTTCGATACGGCTTCTCAGGTCTGTGAAATTGTCGACGGTGTTCGGCAGTGTATGCAGAACTGATCGCCTGTAAGAGCAGAATATTTTGCTGAAAAATGAAGGGGTCACTTGCGTCCGGAAAGCATGAAATTCTATGTTTGTGATCATTCGATGACATAATTTCTTACTTCCGCCGTTTCCGGGGGGGAGGAACAAAGTAGAAAGAGTTGCCCGTTTGATGGGCAACTCATGCAGTTATTGTGAGCAATACACACGCGCTTCCAGCGGAGTATAAATGCCTAAAGTAATAAAACCGAGAAATCCATTTACGAATGTTTGCTGGGTTTCTGTTTTAACAACATTTTCTGCGCCGCCACAAATTTTGGCTGCATCAACAGTTTTCTCCTGTCCAATTCCCGAAACGAAGAAATGATGGGTGATGGTTTCCTTTGGTGTTACTGCTGTCGGTTTGTTTCCAACAGTAAACGTCTGTTGAGCACATCCTGTAATAAGCATTGCCAGAGCGGCAGAAAACAACATTTTTTTCATCTTATTATCCTGCATTGTTAAAAACGGCAGAATCCTATGTGACAACAATTAAACGATAGTTAAATGGATTGATGAAAATTAAAACTATATAGGTGGATGCTCAGCCTATTGGAGGAGGGGGGGCACTCAGAATCCTGTGGAATGAAATAAACCGCTCTATCTGTCCATTACCCTTTTAGCTGCGCTGTATCGTCGCCGTATTCCCGCATTAACCATGACCGTAGCCCGACGGGGAATTCCTTCTGCGTGAGTGTGCGGGAATAATCAAAAACGATGCACACCGGGTTTTACTGTGCTGACAGACGCAGGGTTACCCTCATAGTCGCTTTTCCGGTGCGATGGTGGAAGAAACCGGGATGTTTATTCATCATCACTTTGGATTGATGTATATGCTCTCTTTTCTGACGTTAGTCTCCGACGGCAGGCTTCAATGACCCAGGCTGAGAAATTCCCAGACCCTTTTTGCTCAAGAGCGATGTTAATTTGTTCAATCATTTGGTTAGGAAAGCGGATGTTGCGGGTTGTTGTTCTGCGGGTTCTGTTCTTCGTTGACATGAGGTTGCCCCGTATTCAGTGTCGCTGATTTGTATTGTCTGAAGTTGTTTTTACGTTAAGTTGATGCAGATCAATTAATACGATACCTGCGTCATAATTGATTATTTGACGTGGTTTGATGGCGTAGATGCACGTTGTGACATGTAGATGATAATTATTATCATTTTGCGGGTCCTTTCCGGCGATCCGACAGGTTACGGGGCGGCGACCTCTCGGGTTTTCGCTATTTATGAAAATTTTCCGGTTTAAGGCGTTTCCGTTCTTCTTCGTCGTAACTTAATGTTTTTATTTAAAACACCCCCTGAAAAGAAAGGAAACGACAGGTGCTGAAAACGGGCTTTTTGGCCTCTGTCGTTTCCTTTCTCTGTTTTTGTCCGTGGAATGAACAATGGAAGTCAACAAAAAGCAGCTGGCTGACATTTTCGGCGCGAGTATCCGTACCATTCAGAACTGGCAGGAACAGGGAATGCCCGTTCTGCGAGGCGGTGGCAAGGGTAATGAGGTGCTTTATGACTCTGCCGCCGTCATAAAATGGTATGCCGAAAGGGATGCTGAAATTGAGAACGAAAAGCTGCGCCGGGAGGTTGAAGAACTGCGGCAGGCCAGCGAGGCAGATCTCCAGCCAGGGACTATTGAGTACGAACGCCATCGACTTACGCGTGCGCAGGCCGACGCACAGGAACTGAAGAATGCCAGAGACTCCGCTGAAGTGGTGGAAACCGCATTCTGTACTTTCGTGTT